CCTTCTCGGCAAGCTCGGCGGCGGCAAAACCCGTGGGCTGATAGAGCCACAGGACCTCGGCTGAGAGAGCGAGTGTACGTGTCTCGGGCACATCGACTACAAGAGCCGGCGCCCGGAAGTGCCGGGCCGGTAGAAGTACCCGCCAGTAGGCCTCCGGGGTGTCTTCATGGCCGACGACAAAGCAGAGCTTCACCTACAGCCTCTCATCCTCCAGGGTCTCAACGCAGAAGGCGTCACCCGCGGTGCCACCGGTAATCTCGATGGCGGTCACCTCAACGATGCGGTCGGCTGCGGTGCCGAGCTCGACCGTGGTTCCTGCTGCGCTCTCTCCCGGTATCTGGCCGGTCCGGGTCACGGTACCGCCGGCCGCGGTCCGGCAGGTGCAGGACACATCGATGGCCGCCACTCCGGTGGCCTGCTCGAGGACCTCCAGGGCGACCTGGGCGCCCCCGTACCTCGTGGTATCTATCTCGGCCCCTTCGGTGAAGGTGCCCTCACCGGCGCCCGAGACGGCGAACGAGCCAAGAACCGTGACCGGGGGGAACACATTGGCGGCCTCGATTATGGTGTTGCCGCCTCGCCTCCACCAGTGCGAGACGCGGAGGCCACCGGAGCTCAGCCAGTCGTTTAGGTCCTGGTCCAGATGGCGGATGACGGCCGAGTTGAACTCGGCAAAGAGCGAGGCCACCTCCGCCTCCCGTTCTATGCGGGTCACGGTGTTGATGGTGGCGTCGATGAAGTCGGCAGTGAGAATCGCCTCATCAGGCTCTGCGAGAGCCACGATGGCTGCCCGGGCCTCTGCGGCGTGGTAGGCGGCCGTCCCGGGGGAATCCTCGCTCCCCTTGGCGGTGAGCAGGAGCGCGATGCCTTGGGCGTAGTGGTCAGTGAGCTCGATGTACTCTGCCTGAGAGAGAAGCCGCTGTTCCGGCATGGTCCCCTCCTACTGGTTGCTTGGTGAGTAGCTCTGGGCGTCTTGGACACTCAAGCCGCCCTGGGTGCGATCGACGAGGGTGATGTTGGTGTTGACCGCCACCTGTTCTTGTGCGGGTGCGGCAAGCGGCCCGACCGAGAACCCTTCCTGGCTTCTTTGCGCCTCCCAGTTGGAGACTTGGGCGGCGCGGAGATCTGCAAGCCAGCTCGTGTCGGCCGCCCGCATGTTGATGTCTCCTATGGGCCGCGAGAAGAGGTTCACTGACTGGGAGCGGCGGTAGCCTTTGATGTAGCGCACCTTCTGGCCTTCGGGGCCTTCTTTCTCGCCCCACACTGCTTCCATGGCGCCTTGATCCTGCCCGAGAGGGGTACCCTGGCGAAGAAGCCCCTCCTCGTCTAAGTAGACGCCATAGTCGACGCCGTGCTTTACCTGATCCATGGCCCGGCGCTCAAGGAGCTTGGTCTCCTCCCGGGACTCGGCGAGGCGCCGGTCGCCCTCCATCTTCTTGGCTGCAGCCCACATCAGCATGCCGCCGGTCGCAACGACGGGGGCCGCCAGGGCGCCTGCGGTGAGAAGGGAGCCTCCAAGGCCCAAGGCAGCCTTGCCTCCAGCCAGTGCTGGGGCTGAGCTCGCAGCCCAGGTCGCGGCCTTGGGGACTGCTCCGCCGAGAGCGTACTTGGCGCCCGCTCCCTTGATCACCGTGCGCGTGGCCCCGTGGGTGGTAGCCTCAGCCGCCTCCTCGACGATCTCTCGGCCTACGGTCTCCATGGCCTTGGCGCCCTTGCGCCTGAAGACGCGCCGTCCGAGGCCGGCAAGCCCCTGGCCTGCCACCTCTCCTGTGGCCTCAGCCGCCACCGTGCCAAAGAGGGAACGCCCGACCGACGCCACCGCCTTACCGCCTATCACCGCAGCGCCGACGCCCGCCGCCGCCATGCCCGCCTCCCACACCGGAGTGGGGATCTTGGCCACCAGACCGAGAAGCTCAGCGATTACGGGCAGGAGCTTATCTCCGATACTGGCGGCAGCCTCGGCGATGTCGGCCTTGGCCTGGCGGAGATTCCGTCCGAACTTGTCCGTCTCGTCAGACGCCGCCCCTTCGATTGCCGCCGCCTGGCGGATGGCCTCTCGGAAGCGGTAGCTTGCCTTGGTGGCGTCGTCCAACTTCTCCCAGGTGCCCTGCAGGGCACCGTTGAAGGCCATGTTCTTCATGTAGGTGTCGTTCAGAGTAAGCCCCAGACGTTCGGAGCTCTCCGCCTCACCCCGGGCCGCCGCCTCCAAGCGCAGGAAGGCGTCGGTCACGCTCTTTATGTCTTCATACGGCGAGGTGGCCGCGAAGTCGGCTGAGATGGCGATCAGCTTGGCCACCTCCTGCTCTTGGAGGCCATAATTGGCAGACAGCGATCTGCCGGCCACCGCCGCCCGCATGAAGTCCTCGGCCAAGAAGCCGGTCTGTTCCTGGAGTGCCTTGGCCTGGGTGATAAACCCCTGGGCGCCTTCTGGCCCGTACATGCGTTCCATGGTGGCGGCCATGCGTCGGCGCTGGGCGGCCGGGGTGACCGTGGCCCCCAAGACGGCCCGGGCACTGAAGGCCCCAAGCGCCCCGGTAATGAGCCCGGCCATGCTCCCCATTCCTCCAAAGGCGGCTGCCGCCCCGGTGCCGGCGGCCATGCTTCCCGCACCACCCACACTCACCCGCTCGCGGCCCAGGCGCCGCATGCGATCCTGCAGAGCCTCGATGCCCCGGTAGGCGTGGTCAGTGTCCACATCCACCCGAGGGCGGGCCACCCGGCGGTCGAGTGCCTCCACCTGCCGCTCGGTGCGCCTCAGGTCGGCGCGGGCGGCATCGGTGCGGGCAGATACTCGGATGCGGCCCTCCTGGACGTTCACCCGCCCAAGCGCACGTTTGACTTCGGGAGCCAGGCTCTCGAGCTCGCTCAAGTCGACGGTGAGACCGCCATAGAGTTGGAAGGCTGCGTTCTCGGGCACGGCGATCTCCTAGAGGGTGAAGCACATCTCGTGGTTGGCAGGGGCTTCCGTGGGCCGACTCTTCGTATCGGGAGCAAGAAGCGCGTCCAGGTCCCCCAGACAGAGCCAGGCGAGATCAGGCAGGCGGTAGCCGAAGCGCGACGCTACTCGCTGAAGCTCTCCCCAGCTTGGGGCTCGGCCGCCGTCTTCGGAGGGTCCGGCTCGGCCGCTCCTCCGAGGGCCAGCATCCACGCGTAGGCCAGAAGCGCACCAAGCTCGAAGCGGTGGTAGAGCTCAAGCGCCTGATCAGCGAGTTCTCCGGAGATCACGCAGTGGCCGCCACCGTCCAGGGCATGGCGGCGGTGCTCACCGCTCTCAAGCGCAATGAGAAGAAGTGCGCGGAAGTCTTGGGCCGAGAGCTCGGCCGCGTCCCAGCCTTCTGACAGCACCTCCTCGATGGGGCGGTCCACGTGCTCTGCCCACTTCTCCTGGGCGAGGATGCTAAAGAACACGGGGTAGGAGATGCCGCCTATCTCGATTGTCGGCATATTGGCGGGGGTTGCCTTGAGCGTCGCTGCGGTCACCTAGAGCCTCCAGAGTTTGAAGTCCGCCAGCCAGTCCAGGCTGTCACCGTCTTTTCGACGGATGCGGGGGCGGGGGTCGGTAGAGAGGCGCCAGCCGAAGCTCTCCTCGCCATCACGGGCGATAAGGCAAAGCTCGCACTCAAGCGTGCACCAGGCCTCGAGACGCTCGGCCTCCTCCTTGGCTTGCAGCCTGCCCGAGAGCTCGAGCGCCTCGAGTGTGCGCACGGACTTGTACACGACGGGCCGGCCGGTCTCCAGGTCGATCATGGTCTCAAGGGGCTGGTCTGCCCGCGGCCGGCGGTCCTGGGCTTCTCTTACGGTGACGGTGGTGGCACCGTCCGTGAGCGAGATGTCAGGCATCAGAGGTTCACCTTCACGTGGTAGAAGGCCGTGGCCCGATACACGCGCGCGATCTCATCGAAGTACGGTGTGCCGCCTCCGCTTCGGCGGATACGCTCGATTGAGCACTCGTAGATGCGGCCGGGCACGGCCTCATCGGCTACAGTCAGGGTCTGGTTGGCAAGGGCCTCGGGAAAGCGGGCGTCAAGCAGGCGAAACACCTGGGCAGCAATGCTCTGTGCCCCTTGCCTCGTCGAGGCCCAGGCGTCAATCTGCAGGCGAAGCTCGTCGGCTTGGATGGCTGAGTCTGTGCCCAGAGTGCCGAGGCCGGCCTCCTGTACCACAAGAAGCGGGTAGGTCCTCGTACGCGGGAGATCGGTGTAGATGCGCCCTCCTGCGTCGGTGCCGCCCGCAAGCTGCACGGCGAGCGCGTGGGCCAGATGGCCGTGGGGCCAACGAACGAGGCTCATGGTGAGTCTCCCCTCAGGCGCTCAGCCGCCTTGGAGCAGGCCAGGCGCAACCTGGCCTCGATCAGCTCCACCGATTCCTGCCAGCCGGGAAAGACGAAGGGCTGGGCCCGGCCGGAGACAAAGACGCCCCAGGTGGGCTTGGCGTCGGGTTCTGGACAGAGCCACACGCGGCCGCGGTCATCCTTCTCATACGCTGTGCGTCCGGGCGGATCCACCCAGCCCCACTCGTGCTTGGCCTGGTTGTAGAGTGACTTGCCGTCTCCGCCGCTCGGGATATCCCCGAAGGGCACGAAGTGGGGTACGGTGCCGTACTCCTGATAGACGGCGTAGGGCACGTTGGTGCCGACCAGCACCCGCAGCACCGATTCGGCGAGCTCGGTCGCGTAGGTGATCGAATTCAATAGGTGGCCCTCGTTTACGATGTCGTCTTCTTCGATGCGGGCCTTGATGCGTTCCTGGACCATGGGGCCGATATCCCGTGCCGCCTCCCCAAGCTCTGCTGCGAGCAGCTGCCGGAAGAGCTCAAGGGACGTGAGCATCGACTGGGCGTCAAGCTCAAGGGTGAGGCCGATGTCGAGTGCCCCGCGGTTGTCCAGAGCCATCAGCGAAGCCCTTCCAGATCGAGCTCCAGATGTCGGCGCCGCCGGCCGGAAGCGACAAAGAGCACCCGCCAAGCCGGCGGGCCCTCGACAAGAGCTTCTCCTTCGCGCATGCGCACGTTCCGCACCTCATCGCCCTCGGCCACCTCGAGCGGCAGGGCCGCGGCCAGCTTGGCGGCAAGAGGAACCCCGGCGCCCGCGGCTAAGAGTCGCTCCCTACCGGACAGAGAGAGGAACTGAGCAGGTACGCCCACGGTCGCCGGGGCGAACGTGCTTTGCGGCTCGGCGTTCACGGTCGTCTCCGTGCGTCGGTAGATGTCTACCAGAAGATCGAACACGTCAGATAAGCGCTGCGATCGAGGGCCGATGGTAGCCGCGCAGACGCGCGCGGAGATCGTAGGGGAGGAGGTTCTCCAGGGTGGCTGCCCGGTGCTGGGAGTCCCTGTCGGCAGAAAGCGATCCGTCGCGCACGCTCCCCCAGGGAGAGAGCTGATCGCGGCGGGAGACGAGATCCAAGCGGCGTACGGCAAGCGCCTCCACCACATCCATGAGCACCCGAAGCAGCCGACCTTCGGGCTCCAGGCCAAAGCGTCCCGTGACAGTCACGGGCACGCCGGCACCGAAGTGCCTCGCCGGATAGGTGAAGATGCCGTCCGGACTCAAGCTCCCGGTGGCCTCGACAAGCCAGCCGCCACCGACAAGCCGACAACTCTGGGTGACGTCGCCCAGGCCGGCCGAGACGACTGAGCTCATCTGGGCGCAGTGCTCAGGCAGACGAAGAAGGGAGAGGCCATCACCGCGGACGGTGACGGCCACATCCTCTACATCGAGAGTCAGGCGTCGGCCGAGTTCTCCCTCAAGAAGCTCGCGGGCCTCATCCTCGAGGAGTGCCAGGGAGTCGGCGGTGAGTCCTTGGATCTCCGCCAGAGCCGAGCGGGCCTTCAGTTGATCAAGGTCGATCGCCATGTCAGCTTGAGGCAGACAATCCGGCCACAAGAAGTGCCACCACATCGGTGGCGCTTGTGGTTTCGCACTCCACATTGAATCCGGTCGTGGTCTTGCTGGTCACAGAAAGCGTCTTCCCGGCCAGGGAGGCGGCCGCCACACCTTCGAGCACCGCCATGACCACGTAGTCTGCATCGGCCATGTCGGATTCATAACCGAGGCCGGTGGGGCCGTAGGCACTCCCGGTGATGCCGAGTACAAGGTCGGCGGTGGAGGCGGCGTTCACTACCAGCGAGGAAGGCGAGCCGGTGGTGGAGGAGTAGATCCGTACGAGGTTTCCGGCGGCCTCTGCCGCCCAGAGGGTTGCCTTGGTGGTGATGGCGGCCGCCACTTCCTCTGCGGTGGCCGCCCCGATGTTGGCCGCGTCGCCTGTGCCTGGCGTCTCTGTGCCGCCGTTGACTGTACCGAGCTTGAGCTCCTCTGCGATGGAGCCGGCGGGAGCGTTGGAGATTTCCACGGCCGAGCCGGTGCCTTTGGTTCCGCTGGTCACGGTGTACTGAGTACCGGCGAAGGCGCAGGTCACCGCAGCAAATGCTCCGCCCAGAGCCTGGATGGCGCCCTGGATGGCCGCGGCGATGGCAGCACCCGAATTCAGACCGGCCAGGGTCAGCTCAATCTCCTGCGGTGCATTTCCGTCGACGGAGACCATGAGCTTGTTGTCGGTTTCTGCCGAGATGTCCTCGCTGGCACCGGCGCCTGAGACGCTTGTTCCAGCGGCGGCCTCGAAAGTCACCGTGTCATCCCCAGCTGCGTCTGGGTTCACAACGAGAGTGAGACCGTCATCGAGGGCGAAGGGTCCCTCTTCTGTTCCGGTAAGCTCCGCGCGGCCGTCCCCTTGGAAGGCTACCGGCGTCGGGTTGGCTCCATTTAGGGCCACCCGCCCTGTGCGAAGCGCAGTGACAGCCGCGCTCCCCTGGAGGGCCGTGTCTGCTCTAGCCAGGGAAGACTGCGCGTCTACTGCCAAGTCGGTCCCCGGAATGCCTTCCGCAGGCTTCTCGTACTTGCCGGCGTCGAGGTCGGCTAGGTTCTTGACGAGGCCTGCGGTCTCATCGCCGACGACGGTTTCCAGATCCTCGACGCGGCCGGCAAGTTCGCTCCCCAAGCCGCCTTCGTTCACGGCTTCAATGGCCGCATTCAGTTTGGCGGTGGACTCGGGAGTGCCGAGTTCGCCCGTCGTGAGTAATGCAAGGGGCATCTCTCTCTTCTCCTATCGCTTGGGGCCGCCTCGCCGGGCACCGGGAGGCAGACTTGCCATGGTGACGGGTCCGCCGGGTGTCCGAGGGGGAGGCGTGCTCTTGGCAGCCACGAAGCGGCCGGTACCGAGAATGGCCAGGCGCTCATCGGGATCCGAGACCACGATGGGTACGCCGCGCTTGGCCCGAACGGCCCGGCCGCTCACGATGATGGGCCCGAAGCTCGCCGGTCCTTTCAGCACCAGGTAGCTCGTCTCGGCCGGGGCCACCTCTCCCGAAACGGCCTCTTCAGTGGCCTCCTTGCTTGCGGCCTGATCGTCGGCTGCCTGCTTCTCCTTCTCAGCCGAGGGCAAGGGCTCCTCGGATGTGTTCTTCGTCTGTTTGGACATGGGGCTCCTTCCGCCTTCCGGGGAGTCGAGGGGCCGGAGAGGCCGGCCCCTGTCCGTCGTCTTCGGGGAGGGACTACTCAGCCGGCTCGATCAGCATGTTCTCGATGGCCACCGTGGCCCCGACCTCTTCGATGATGGGGTCGTCGTCCAGGTAGATGCTGTAGTAGCGCATGTCGTTCATGACCGCGCTCTTGCCCTCGGCCGCCTTGCGGATGCGGATGTCCCAGGTGTTCACGGCGATGAAGTTCAGGGGGTCGGCCAAGACCACCTGGCCGTCTGCCAGGGAAGGGACCTCGACGATGGGCACACCCAGGGGCTTCTCCACTGCCTCGGCGCCAAGAAGCGCCAAGTCGCCGGCACCGGTAGCCCGGTCAGACACGGACTCCACCCAGGCGATGCGGGTGGTGGGGTTCATGATCCAACGCACTCGGCCGGTACGGAGGTACTTGGCCGGCATGGCCTTCTTGGCCGCGAAGAAGTGGGCCTTGCTGATGTAGGCACCGCCAGGTACGGTGGCGGCGTCGACGACGTTCCCGCCGGCCAGGATCTGCTTCCACCAGCCGTCATTCAGCGACAGGAAGTCATAGTCGTCGTGCCCGGGATCGGTGTCGGTGTCGGAGTTCCAGTGCAGGTCCTCGAGGTCGATGCCGAGCTGGGTCGTGAGCATACCCATGAGCTTGTCCTCGAGGGGCTGGCCCTCGATGTTGTCGTGAAAGACTTCTTCTGAGACTTCCCACGGCAGCTTCACGCGCACGCAGTTGTAGGGCACGTGGCCGAAGGCCGGGGCCACCCGGTAGCCGTCGTCGGCCGCAGGCCCTTCGGCTTTCGCCCGAAGCAGGCGAGCGCCCACCGAGATCTTGTCGATCTCGCCGGACTTGGCCGAGCGGGTCTCGCGGCGGTGAAGGCGCGAGAACTCCAGGACGTCGAAGGCCTGCACCAGGAACTGGCTGGACTGTTCGGGACTGAGCATCCCGTAGGTCACGTCATCGGTGACGAATTTGCGCACGGCGGTTTGCGGATCCATGCGTACACCTACCTTTCAAGCGGAGTGCGGGGTGTCTTTGGGTCAAGCGGTCGGTCCTTGGGGGCAAGGACCAAGAAGAGGGGCTCAGAGCAGGAGGCCCGAGCCCTGCCAGGAAAAGGGGCCGCCGGCCTTCTGTACGGCGTGGGCACCTGCAGGAAGGGCGGACTGGCGGGAACCGGCCGCCTTCTCAAGAGCCTCCAGGCGCTCGGCGAGGGGTGCCACCTGAGAGGCGACTGCCTCGCCTACGAGCTTGGCGATCGCCTCCGGCTCGCCCGCGGGCTCTGAAGCAGGTTCGCCTTCGTCTTCGGGTTCGTTGTCGGGATCGGGTTCAGGAGAGGAGGCATGAGAGAGCGACTCCTCTACCTTCTCGATGCGATCGATTATTGGAGCGAGCGCCTCTTCGGCCGCTTCGCTGACTGCCTTCTTGATCTCTTCCGGGGTCATCTCGTTACCTCCGTTCGTGGGACCGGAGCGTCCGGCCGCCTTCCGTATGGCTTCGCGGAACCAGGCACAGATGCCGCCGGGCTCCGGTGGATCGGGAGCCTGAGGCTCTGCCCGTTTCAGAATGAGGAACTTCCGGCCGTTGGCCGCCTTGTCCACCGAGGAGACCTCCTCCACGCGGAGCTTGGTGAGGCGGCAGCACTTGATCTCACTCATGCCTCGTCCTCCTCCAGGGGAATGCGCACGCCCTGGCCTCCCACCGAGTAGCCGGTGAGCTCGCCGCCCGCTATGCGCTTCCAGACGTCTTCGGGCCAGTGCATGGCAAGCACCCAGGAGCCTTTGCGCACAAGTTCTGCTCCGTCGGCCGTCTCCACCTCGAAGTCGGCCGGGGCCAGGTAGCTCTCCACCACGCATGCGCCCTGGACGAGTTCCTCGTGCATGACTCCGCCGGCTCGCGACTCCTCCATGAAGGCATGCGCGGCAAGCTCGATATCCTGAGCGCTCATGACGTCGCCTTGCAGATCCACCGTGTCCGGCTCGAGTACCACCCCGTAGGTCAAGCGCCGGGGTGGGTCTTCTGCCTTTGCCACCGGCACGAGCAGGCGGATCTGCTTGGAAACCTCTGACCAGGCCTGCTCCACCTCGGCGAAGTCCCCCAGCGTCACCTGGTCGTCTTCTCCCACCTCGTACGGCACTCGGAAGAAACGGTTCTCTTCCCAGTTGCGCACCACCACTGTGTCGGAGTGGGTCTCCTCCACGTAGAGGTCCTCACCCGGCCGGGCACGGGCGATGGCGGCCCGCACCTGCTCGATCTGCCATTCAAAGGAGCCACGTGTGGCCATGTGCTTGCTCTCCCTTCCTCGCCTGCTCATCGGCGCGGTGGTATTTCACGCTGCATCGGCAGTTGATCGTGTTGTCGGCCGAGGCCCCTCGCGAGTAGTCGCCCGGCACCATGAGTTCTTCCAGCTCGCCCTTGCGGTTGGCGACCACGAAGGGCTCACCGATCGGCACCCTCTGTCCGTGGGCGCGGCGGTGCCAGGGCCGGGTGCGGTGGGAGTTGCGCGAACGCCACTCCTTCTCCTCTGCCCCGGCTTGCTGAGCCAGCTTGAGGCCTCCGAAGCGGTTGGCGGTGAGTACTTCCGTGCGGGCGATCCGCTCGCCGCGGATGCGACTGAAGCGCTCATCTTCTGCCATGACTCGGCGGGCCAGGCCGGCTGTCGACTCACCTTCCTCGAGCCCTTGGGCCAGCGTCTCCACCAGCCGGCGATGGGTGCTCGCCTGCACTTCCTCGACCACTCGCTTGATGCGGTGCTCGCGCAGCCAGTCACCGGCGCCGCGGACACCGAGGTCGAAGGAGGCTTCGCCCAAGAAGCGCGCCTCGAGAGGAATACGCTCGGCGATGGCCGCCGCTCCTTCGGCGCTCAAGGTGAGGAAGCCGTCTGCCTCTCTGGGAAGCTCGATACCGGCGCGAAGCGCAGCGGCCGTCTGTAGCGTGAGGCTCTTCTCAGCACCGGCGGCCCGGCCGGCAAGTCCACGGATAAGCGCAAGCTCTGCCCCAGAGTGCTCGGCCTCAAGGGCAGCGAGCACGATTACCCGAACTTCCTTCTTGCTCTCTGCAAGGGCAGCCGCACCGACGAGTCGCCCGGCCCCGTCAAAGAGGGCCACCGCCCGCCTGCCTCGTGCAGTCCCTGTCCGTAGCGCCCGGGCAAGCTCTCCCTGCGTATCAAGCTCGGCCAGCAGCCGAAGCCCCTGCGCGCGGCTCATCACCCGAAAGCCCGGCCGGCGGAGACCGAGAGCCCGCGCCTGCGCGTCTGCTCCGGTACCGAGGGCTTCCTCCAGGTGGCGCACCAGGATCTCGGTGAGCTCCTCCTCATCTACCTGGAAGCGCCTATGCTCCTTGTCCCACCACTCCCGGCGAAAGACCACCTCGTCCAGCCAGAGCGCGTAGGTGAAGCGGGCCTCGGGGGAGGGCTCGGCTTGCCTTTTGAGCGCCAGGTCCCCGACGCTCTGGTAGGGAGGGTGGGTGCGGATGTAGGTGGCATAGCGTTCAAGCTGGTGGCGGAAGAACACCGAGAGCTCCTCTGACAGATGAGCCATCTCCTTGGCAAGTACGCGCACCGGCGGAAGACCTGAGCCACGGGGGAGACCTTCAAGAAGCCACCCCTCGGCTCGGATCTCATCTGCTTTCTCGATGAGGCCCGAGAGCCCCACCCCCAGTGCGGCAAGCTCAGTAGCCTTCACGGTCGCCCGCCGCCTCGGCCCCCTCCCGGATCTCCTGCACAAGCACCCCCAAGCGGGCCACCTCGCGCACAAAGGCCTCATGCTCGGGGCGGATGCGGCGCTTGTCGATCAGCTCCTCGGAGAGTCCGCTCACCCCGCTCGTGGGCGCCGGCGCCTCAAACGGTGCCCGGCCCCACTCCTCAAGCAGCGGATCGGATATGTCGCCCGTCTCCTGGTCGATGCCTGCGGGGCCCACGTCGATCATGGAGCGGACCTCGTTGTTGGTGAGCGCCGGCATGTAGTGGGTGCGGGTGCGGGCGATCTGTTCCTCGTCGGCTAAGTCCATCTCCCGGAAACAGAAGCGCAGAGGCAGATCGGGCCCGAGCTCGTGGACAAGCAGCCGCTGAATCTTCCGTTCCCAGCGCTCCTGGGCAGGTTTGCACACCTGCTCCTTGAAGGTCTTGTCCTGGTCCTTGGAGTTGGCCAGGTTGGCGTTCTCTACAATGGTGACCTTGGAGGGGCTCACCCGGTGGGCCATGAGGACCTGGCCCACGTTGAAGCGGCGGTACTCCATGAAGGCGGCGTCTTCGCGCTCCCCCACGGTGAGCTTCTCCAGGTGGATCTTCACTTGGTCACCGGCCGAGGACTCAAGAAGAAGCGTCTTGTGCGCCTCACCCCGGATGCCCTCCTGCAGGTAGGTGAGCAGGTACTCCTTGGTGTCAGCGTCAAGCTTTCCGCCCTCCACGACGATGGCGAGCCGGGGCACGGCGTTGTTGGTGAAGAACTGCAGCTGATACCGCTCGGCCGCCTCATCGCCTGCCATCGAACCCATGGCGGGCACGTGGTCGGGGAGGGGATAGAAGGGGCTTGAGGGCGAGGGCCGTCCGAAGATGAGGAGTTCGTTTGAGTCGGCGAAGCGCTCCGGATCGGCCGTGTCCTCCACCGCCAAGCGGTAGTTGCGGAAGTAGCGGTAGTCACCGTCCACCTTCTGCACCCAGCCGTCGCGGTCTTTGCGACGCCTGAGCGTGAAGGCGTGGACGTGGTAGAGGCCGTCGATGCGGCCGCTGCCGTTGCGCGAGATCTCCAGGGCGCCGAAGCCGACCGCCTCCTCGTCCAAGCGCACCGCCTCCAGGAGATCGGAGAAAGCCTTCTCCTCGTCGCGCTCGGCGAGCTCATCCAGCCAGGCCGCCACCTCTTCCATCAGGTCGCGGAGGGCGTCGTCGTGCTCGTCTTCTCCTGGGGCCGGCTCGAGCTCCCAACCCAGGCCCACGGTGTTTATCACCTTGGCGTCCACGCAGGCCTTGTGGGGCACGTTGCGGTCGTAGAGCTGGGCCAGAAGCTGCAGGTCGACGGGCGGGGTGACGCACTTGTGCTCGTCGTAGTTGAAGCGGGCCAGATCGAGCTGCTTGGAGGAACCTTCGGCCTTCTTGGGCACTTCCAGGATGTCGGCTTTCACAGTGCCCATGACCTACCCCACCACGCTCGCCCGGATGACACCTGCAGAAAGACGGCCAAGCGCGATCTCGGCGTAGTTGTCGGCGTGGGCGAAGTGGTCCGGCCCGCGGCGGATCCACACGGCCCGCTTCTCCCCCGTCTCCGGCTCCTCTTCTACCTTGCGAAGCACGTTGGTCATTTGGCTTCTGAACTCCCTCACTTCGGGGTCTTCCTTGGGGATGCGCCGGCGTTTGAGCTTGTGGGCGTCTCGCCAGGCGTCGAGCGATTCGGTGCGGTTCACGTTCACGGTGGGCGAGTGCTCCTGGTCTCTTCCCCAGGCGGCCTGGCCCTTCTGGGTCTTTGCGTAGAAGCAGAGCCACACCCGGCCGCGGAAGCGTCGGGCAAAGGCCCGGGCCGCGTGGGTGTTGGGGAGCGCGTCGATCACGCAGGCCCGTACGTCAAAGGCTTCCATGAGGTGGTCGAGGTGGCTGAAGGTGGCGTCGGTTACGGGCTCGTGGTAGGTGCGCACCGTAAGGACCAGACCACCGTCTGCAGGCTCCTTCACCACCACATGCAGGCCGTTGCCCTGATCGACCCCCATGACGCAAGAGCGCCCGGCATTCTGCTGGGAGAAGCCGCCCTCGATGGCAAGCAGATCCTCCTCGGTTAAGCCCCCTTCTGCTGCGAGGTAGGGGAGGCCTACCTCAGAGTTCCAGAATTCCTCCGGAAACCGGGTCTGCCGCCACTCGGCCAAGAGCACGGCCGGCCGGGTGTGGAGGCCCTGCTCCCGGTCCTGCTCGCTCACCACCGTCGCGTAGAACTTGGAGAGCTGGTAGCCGCGTACCCGGCGCTTGGGGTGCTTGGCCACCCAGGCGCCTCGCTCCGGATCGAGCCTGTGCCCGCAGCTCAAACACACGAGCTCTTCCCGGCCGGGCTCCCCAGAGATGAAGCAGATCTCTTGGCGCGGGTCGGAGCCTGAGCCGTGGTGTCGCACGAACTCGTCTTCGAGGCACCACCACTTCCCGCACGCCTGGCAGCGAAGCAGCCAGTGGCGCTGGTCACTCTCTGAGAAAGCGGCGTCGATCCCGTACTCGGGAAGAGAGGGCGTGGAGAGCTTAAGCACCCACCCCCACTCCGAGTGCCCCAAGCGTTTCTCCGCGAGCACCACGTTCCCCGGCGCCATCTCATCCAGCTCATCGAAGACCAGGAAGTCCGCCGGCACCGACTTCATGCGGGTGCGGGAGCGGGTGCCGCGGAAGTAGATGGAGCCCCGGCCGATCTGCTTCAAGCCCGCGGTGTCGGTGTCTCGGATGAGGGCTTTCAGATACGGCGAGCCGTCCACCGCCGGCGCGAAGCGGTCTCTTGAGAACTCCCCCACGTCGTTGTCGGAGGGGAAGAAGTAGATCGTCCGTCCCCCGCGGTGGATGGCGAAGTGAAGTGACCGGGTTATTGCGTACTCGCTGGCTCCCATCTGCGCGGCCTTCCTGACCACCATGGAAGGGGCCTCGTCCTCGTAGATGCCCCGCAGATAGGCGTGCCCGGCGAGCGAGAAGGCTCGTCCGTCAATCTCCCTCCGAGCCAGCGCCCAGGGCAGGAGCTTCCCCGAAGCCCGCTGGTAGCTCGCCAAGCGCCGGAGAAGAAGCATCTTGTGCTCCCGCGGCAGTGCCACCAAGCAGTCGGATGAGCTCGGCGGAGAGCTCTTCGTCGGAGAGGTTCTCATGCTGGATCGGACTTCCTCCCGGACCGGAGATCTCCAGGTTCACCCGGGACAGATCGGTGCCTGCCGCCTGGCCGGAGAGCATAGGAAGCACCTTCTCCACCCCGGTCATGGACGGCCCCCGCTTCACCCTCTTCACCGAGCGCTTCTCCACCTTCTCGCCGGAGGGGAGCACGGTAGTCTCGATG